ATCCACCACCAAAGCCCTTACGTGGTCCCTGGCTTGAAGCACTGGCGAGCTTTCCAGAGAGAGAGCATGTCGGGAACATTCTTCTCAATCCAGAGTCTGAGTTTCGGATGTATGCCGATCAAGTCATACGCGTTGGAGCGGGTGAGTTTCGCTGGGGGATCGCGCGCTGCAAAGAAGGCTATCGCACCGGAGTTATTACGGTGCGAGGTCGCATGCGTAGCCGATGGACTGACGCCATCAGGGTGGCTGCATGTACGGCATGGAACTTGTCCCGACTTGACTGCGTGAGTCGAGGAATCATCGCTCCATGTGAGTGTGAGGGAGCACTTTCCTGTACCGGAGAAACCAACACGATTTCGCCATGTCTCGACGGTGCACACCGCGATGCCATGCACCAGTCTGTTACCTGCACAACTTGCAGCCTTTAAGGGGAGGACATCATGATCCGCAATCACAAGCTCGCGTTCAGCGTCCTGGTCGCCATCGCGCTCGCGCTGGGCGCGTGGGGTGTCTACGCATACGCGACGTACAAGCCGGTGCCGGCTATCACCGGTCACTTCGTCGGGCATTTCATGCCGATTGACGAGACGTCATGACCGAGCGTTCAAAAGCGCAGACCTACACCTACGAAGGGGGACCGCTCAACGGACGGCGGATCATCATTCCGCGTCCGCACCGCTACCGCGACGGCACCGGCACCGCGATCAAGTCGCAGCGCGGTGATGTGATGCTGGACAGCCCCGGCACGCCGGCCATCTACGTGCTGGACCGCGACCGCCTGGCCTACGTCTGGACGACGCCGAAGCCATGCGCCGAGCGTCGCGGCCCACAGCCATACCCGCGCCTGCTCGGCCATGGGCTGGTCGGTGAGGGCATGCCGTTCACCGCGAGCGGCAAGCGCGCCTTCCCGTACGTGGACTCCAGAGGCGGGAGGGGGTACGCCCGGTGCGAGTGCGGCGAGCTGTCGCCGTCGCTCCTGGACAGCCAGGCGCAGCGCCAGCGCTGGCATCGCGAGCACAAGACCGCCGTCTCTGCACTTGACGCGTCAAAAGGATAATGGGACGATCGACCCCATGACCACATCTGACCCGCTGGACCACCTGCACTCGGACGCTGACGATTACTGGACCGAGAGCATCAAGACGATCATGCCGCGCGTCTCGGACACCAACCTGACCAAGCTGCGCGAGCTGATCGAGGAAGCACTGACGATCGAGCTGAGCGAGGTGGAGGTGGTCGAGACGATCGACGCGTACGGGCTGACGATCACGCTCGATGCCAACGCCAACGCCGTCACGATTCGCAGCGAGAATGGACTGATCCCGTGAGCACACTGCCCCTGCGCGACTACCAGCGCGAGTGCGTCGATGCCGTCGAGCAGGCGTGGGTACGCGGACGGACGCGGCCGGCTGTCGTGCTGCCGACCGGCGCGGGCAAGACGGTCGTCTTCGCCCACCTGATCGCGGACTGGGGTAGGCGCAATCCAGACCGGCGCGCGCTGGTGCTCGCGCACCGCACCGAGCTGGTCGAGCAGGCCGCCGGCAAGCTGCGCAGTGTCGCGCCGGACACCTCGGTGGGCATCGTGAAGGCCGAACGTAACCAGACGCTCAGCAAGGTGGTCGTGGCCAGCGTGCAGACGCTGCGCGCGGCGTCGCGGCGCCGCCAGCTGCTCGATGTCGGCCTGGTCGTGGTTGACGAGTGCCACCACGCGACGGCCGACAGCTACCGCACCGTGCTCGCGCACTTCGGCGCGCTCCAGCCCGAGGTATGCCGCTCGCCCGCGCTCAGCGTCGGCTTCACCGCGACGATGACGCGCGGCGACAGCGCCGCGCTCGGCTCGATCTGGCAAGAGGTGGTCTACAGCAGGTCGATCGCGGAGATGATCGCCGGTGGCTGGCTGGTCCGCCCGCGCGGCCTGCGGGTCGACGTTGAGGACCTGGACATGGCAGGGGTACGCCGCTCGCGTGGCGACTACGCCGAAGGTGATCTCGGTCGCGCGCTTGAGGCGTCGCTGGCGCCGGAGAAGATCGCGGAGGCGATCCGCGAGCACGCGACAGAGGCGGGCGTGACGCGTCCGACCCTGGTTTTCGCGCCGACCGTCAGCTCAGCGAGGGTCATCGCGGACGCTGTGGGCGACGCTGGGCTATCCGTGGCGCTCGTGTGGGGTGGACAGCAGGACGAGGAGCGCGCAGAAGCTCTCAGGGCGTTTCAGGCGGGCGAAGTCCAGGTGCTCTGTAACTGCATGGTGCTAACCGAAGGCACCGACTTGCCCCTTGCGTCCTGTGTTGTCATAGCTCGCAAGACGCTCAACGCCGGTCTGTACATCCAGATGGTTGGCCGCGTCCTGCGGCCCTATCCGGGCAAGGCTGACGCGCTGGTACTCGATGTCGTGGGCGCCAGCGAGCGGCACGCGCTGGCCACGATGGTCGACCTCTTCGGCGACGATCCCGACGAGGAGACCGAGCGCGACCCGTGCCAGTGCGGGCAGGGTGCCACGCTGTGCGCCTGCGCGCCGCGCCGCTGCTTCAGCTCCTGCATGTGCGGAGGGGGTAAGCCCAACGGCGCACCCTGCGGCTGCCCGCGCGACGACGAGGAGGCGCTGACCCTCGAAGAGGTGGGACTCGATGACGCGCCCGACTGGCGTAGCGGGCCCCTCGTCACGCAGGAGGTCGATCTCTTCCACGGCTCCAGCTCGGCGTGGCTGCGCACCCGTGGCGGCATCTGGTTCATCCCGACCGGCAGCAGGTACATCGCCATCGTGCCGGACCGTGACGGCAACTGGGACATCGTGGCGATGCACGCGAAGGTGCAGGGTGTCTCGCGCTGGGTCAACCGTGGCGTGCCGGATCTCTCCTACGCGATGGCCTGGGCCGAAGGCGATGTCAGCCCTGCTGAGCACACCATCGCCAAGCGCGAGCGTGGCTGGAAGGCCAGGAAGCCCAGCGACAAGCAGAAGGACTACGCGCGCGGGCTGGGCATCGAGATCCAACCGGGCATGCACTCCGGCGAGGTGTCCTCGGCTATCGAGGTGATCGTGGCCAGCAGGCGCATCGACCACCTCGTGCCTGAGCACGCGCGCCGCATCCTGCGCGGCCAGCCGGTGGGGGTAGGCGCGTGAAGGCGTGGCGACGCATCGACTGGCGCGCGTTCGTGGTCGAAGTGATATTGACCGGCATGCTCGCCGGCATCGGCGGCACCGAGTGGTGCGCCGTCGCCTGGGGTGACGGCACCGGCGTGACGCACGGTTGGTGGGCACTGGCGGCGATGGGAACGGGCGCGCTGATGCTGGCATGGGCCTGGACGACGGCGCGTGACGCGTTCCGTGATATCGTCCTTTTGGTGCGTCAAGTAGACACACCGACGGAGGATGAGACATGAGACGGGCGTACGTGTACCTGTGGCTGCTGTTCCTGCTGGCACTGATCGTGACCGGCGTCGCGCTCAGGGTGGCGGGAGTGATCGAGTGATGGACATCGAGAGGCTGATGGATCTGGTCAAGTGGTATGGCGACGCGCGGGCCGAGTGGGCGAATCCACAGGTAATCCGTCGCGACCGCCGTGCCGAGACGCTGGACGCCGTGCGTCTCGCCGTCAACGAGCTGACGACGCTGGCGCCTGGCGACACCGAAGCGTCCGCAGGCGTGCCGGTCCTACCGGAAGACCCGACCAGCGATCACGACGCGCTGATTGATCGCATGCGCACCGGCTGCTGGTACGACACGGGGCTGTGTGCCTGCCCTGCCGCGCCGTTCAACTACTCGGGCTGTCGGGCGCCACGCAAGCAGGTTGGTCATGCTGGTTGAGACCTGGGTTCCTGGCTGGCCGAAAACCAAGGGGTCGCTGACCTTCAGGGGCAACGGCTACGTCGAAGAGAACGTGGCCGGCTCCAAGGAGTGGCGCAAGATGGTCGCCTACGCCGCGCGCCAGTACTACTGGGTGGCGGTCAACGCGCCGCCGCATCTCGGACCGGTCGCGGTGCGCTGTGTGTTCTGGCTGCCGCGCCCGAGGCGCCTCACGACGGAGCAGCTCGCGGAAAAGGGCGCCACGTACGCGCGTGCCGGCGACATCGACAAGCTCGCGCGCAACGTGCTCGACGCGCTCCAGGATGCCGGCGTGTACGCGGACGACAATCAGGTCGTGCGCCTGGTGTGCGACAAGATCCTGTGTGGACCCGACGAGAAGCCGGGGCTCTGGCTGACGGTCGGTGAGGTGTCGCCGTCGCTGCTGGGTTGGATCAACGATCAGATGAGCATCGCGCGTCACGCGTTCCTGGAGTCGAAGGGGCTGGCATGACGCTGCGCGCGATCCATCACGACGCGCTCGGGCGCCCGGTGCTGCGACGCGGCGAGAGCCTGCCGGTAGGACCACGACGGCAGGAGGGGGAAAGCTCGACCGGCGTGCTGCTGCCGGCAGCCTGGGGCAGGCCGCAGGTGCAGCAGGGCGCGGTGTCTGTCGACCCTGACCAGGCCAACGCGCTGGACTGCCCGCGCTCGGCGCAGCGCCTGGCGCAGGCTGCGCGCGCCGCCGGCCGTTCGGTGTCGCTGACGTACGCGCGGGCCCAGGTGCGCGGTGAGCGGGTCGAGACGTGGGCGGTCAGGCTGCCGGGGCTGGGCTGGTGCACCTGGCGCAACGGCAAGCCCTGGTCGGGCATGCGCCTGGGACTGCTGCCTGCCGGATATGCCTGGTTCATGGCCGAGATCAAGAGGAAAGATGACGCGGCGTAGTGTCCGGTTCGTTCTCGAAATCAACATGTGCGGGTGGTTTGCTCGTACACTTTTCAACACGTGTCCGATTCGCCAGCTTGGGGCGTCAACCTTTCGGTCAAACCTTTTGAGACATCAAGAGATGTGTAAGGGGTAGCGAGCATGGACGGTACTTACGACACGGTTGCGTGGAGTGACGATGCCGGAAATGTCCACTATGACGATGACTGGTTTGACGGTCACATGACCGACGGCGAGCCGGTCGAGCATTGGCCCTGGTCAGAGCCGGTCGCGCGGCGTTCTGTGGGCGCCCATACTGAACACATCACGCAGGACAACGACGGAGGATGACATGCGGCAGGTTGAGTTTACCGAGGCAGGCGCACGCAGGATGGCCGAGCACGCGCAGGGTATGCCGAGCAGGGCTGACGCGATCGACTACCTGAAGGGCTTCACCATGAGGCAGCTCGCGGAGATCGGCGCGCAGCTCGGCTCGACGGTGCTGCACCCCAAGCGCGAGATGCGGATTCTGAACCTCGCGGATCTTGCCTGCGGTCGCCGGCTCGACGGTGCGGCGATCACGCGCAACGTGAACGGCTGAGCTGTGACAACACCAGGCCATGGCGACAAGCCAATACCCGTTGGCAGGGTCAAGGACGGCACCGGTCAGTTCATTCGCACGTTGCGTGGTGTCGAGCGAGATACCGAGGCCGCACGCCTACGGGTGCGTGGCCTGACCTGGCGAGAGATCTCGAAGCAGCTCGGCTATGCCTCGGCTGCCAACGCTCAGCGTGGCGCTATGAAGGTCATTAGCGAGGTGCCTGTCGAGGCGGTCAACGAGCTGCGCGCCGTGTCATTCGAGCGTCTGGAGTCGATGCGTCAGGCCGCGCTCAGGGTGTTGGAGACGCGTCACGTACACATCAGCGAAGGCCGCGTCGTGCGCGACCGCGATCCGACCACCGGCGAGGATCGCGGGCCGATCGAGGATGACGCGCCGGTGCTCGCGGCGATCGACCGACTGCACAAGATAGAAGATCGCATGAGCAAGTTGTACGGGCTCGACGCGCCGATCAAGACCGAGATCGTTTCGCCGGTGCGGGTGCACCACATCATTGAGGGTGTCGACATCGACAAGCTCTGAACGGTCCACACAGGACACAACGACGGAGGGTCAACCAACCATGACAAGTCCGGTGCGACTGGTGCTCACGCCTGACGTGAGCGGGTCGATCGTGGAAGTGGAAGGGGTACAGATCCAGGGCGCGGTGCACGGGCTCGATCTGGTGGTTGCGCGCGGCGGCTCGCCGCTGCTGCGCATCGATCTTGAGCCTGATCGCAACATCGAGGTGAACGGCACCATGACGGTACGCATCGACGCCGGCACGCGCCTGATGCTGGAGCGGTTGGGTTGGCTCAACCCCTCCGACGCTGCCGAGCTGCGCGCGCTGGCCGCCCAGCGCCTGGCCGCGCGACCGGTGGTGCAGGCGTGAAGGGCTATCAGGCGGTCATCATGGTGGCGCTGATCGCGCTCGGCGCGTTCGGCATCTGGCACGCCGGCTACGACTCGGGACACAAGGCAGGGGTAGGCACATGCGCAACGCCGTAGCCGCGCTGCTGCTGCGCTGGACGCTGGTCGTGGTGATCGGCATGTTGGCGTTCGTGGTCGTGGGTAGCTTGCTGGCCGGCTGCAAAGCCGCGCCGGAGCAGCGGCCGGACAACGTGAAGACGCCAACGACCGGCGAGACGACATCGCTGGGCCAGCAGGTGACCAACGCCGAGAACGTCAAGGCGCTGTGCGACTTCTTCCAGGCGCGCTCGCTGGCGACGCTGGAAGAGCCGGAGATCGAGCGCAGAGCGAAGGACCACGCCATGGCGCAGGGCATCAGGCCCGAGCTTCGGCGCGCGGTGGATGACTACTACAAGGATCATGTGAAGGTGTCCGACCAGCACGGTACCGAGACGCTGACCGAGCGGTACAAGCGCGTTCTTGACCAGTGCATCGCGTCAGGGTGGAAGCCATGAGCGCCACGCTGTTCCCTGGTGAGCGGGTCGAGCTGCCGCGCGCGCCGCTGCGCGTGCTGACCGTGCTGCCCGTTGAGTCTGACCATCTGATTGCGCGCGATGTCCGGCGCGGCGTCGACTTCGGGTGGTTGACGCTGCTGCTGGCCGGTATCGCGGCGCTCTGCTCGGTCGTGGCTATGGTGTGCGCGGCTTACGTCGCGTACGTCGTGCACAACGTCATCAACGCGATGCAGGCTGCGGGGTTCGGGTCATGACATGGCGTGAGGCGATGCGGCGCGCCAACGAGCGCGCTCGCGCGACCGGTCATCGCTTCGAGGTGAAGCGGTACGAGCTGGCGACGGGCGGCTATGCCTGGACGCTCGCGTACGCCTGGCCGATCGAGCGCGTGCGCGTCGCTGTTGGCGTAGCCAAGCCGTAGCCATGCGCACCAGCGCCCGCGCCAACACGATCGAGCACCGCTACGCGCCGCGAGGGTCGGCGCGTGCGCTGTTCGCGGACCGCTCACCGGAAATCCTGGTGAGCGGTCCTGCTGGCACCGGCAAGAGCAGGGCCTGCCTGGAGAAGGTGCACGCGCTCTGCAAGAAGTACCCCGGCATGCGCGCGCTGCTGTTGCGCAAGACGCTGGTCTCGCTGACCAGCACGGGGCTGGTCACCTGGCGCGAGCACGTTGCCGACAAGGACATCGAGACGCGCGAGGTGTACTTCTACGGCGGCTCGCGCGAGGAGCCCGCCCAGTACCGCTACGCCAACGGCTCGGTCGTGGTGATCGGCGGGATGGACAACCCCACTAAGGTCATGTCCTCCGAGTACGACGTGATCTACGTGCAGGAGTCGACCGAGCTGACCCCGGACGAATGGGAGAAGTGCACCACCCGGCTACGCAACGGGGTGATGCCGTACCAGCAGCTCCTTGCCGACTGCAACCCGGACGCGCCGCGACACTGGCTGAAGGTCAGGTGCGACGAGGGTCGCTGCGTGATCTACAACAGCGTGCACGAAGAGAACCCCGTCTACTTCAATGCCGATGGCACGACGACCGAGAAGGGCGCGTCGTACATGGCCAAGCTCGACGCGCTGACCGGCGTACGCCGGCTCAGACTGCGCGCCGGACTGTGGGCAGCTGCCGAAGGCGTGATCTACGACGGCTGGCAGGAGGCGGTGCACGTGATCGACCGCTTCGAGATACCGACCGAGTGGGTGCGCTGGTGGGCTGTCGACTTCGGGTACACGAACCCGTTCGTGCTCCAGTGCTGGGCGGAAGATCCGGATGGCCGGCTGTTCCTCTATCGCGAGATCTACAAGACACAGACCCTGGTGGAGGACCACGCCGCTACGATCATGGGTGAGGTCGCCACGCTCGACCCTGAGTACGTGCACCCGGTCGGTCGCCCGCGCTACGCCTACCACGGGATGGTCTGGCGCGAGCCCAAGCCGCGCGGGATCATCTGCGACCACGACGCTGAGGACCGCGCCACCCTGGAGCGCCACGTAGGGCTCGGCACGATCGCCGCCACCAAGACGGTCAGTGACGGCATTCAGGCGGTCGCGGCGCGCCTGCGGCCGGCCGGCGACGGTCGGCCGCGTCTGTTCATCCTGCGTGACAGCGTGGTGCAGCGGGATACGCTGCTGTTGGACAGCATGAAACCGGCCAGCACGCAGGAGGAAGTGCCGGGTTACGTGTGGGACACTGCCAACGGCAAGAAGATCAAGGAAGACCCCCTCAAAGAAGACGATCACGGGTGCGACGCCAAGCGCTACATGGTGGCAGAGCGTGATCTTCGCCCACGCCCACGCCTGCGGAGGATGTAATGCCGTACATCGTTGACGAGAGCAACTACAAGCTGCCCGGTGAAGATCAGGATGCGCCGTTCCCCAACGACGAGCGCACCGTTCCGTACGAGCAGCGCACGGCGATGTGGGACGGCAAGGTGCCGAAGCTCGACGGCGCCATGATGGTCGTTGCCTACCCCGGTGACACGGTGATGCTGCTCTGTCCCGTGAACGTGCCGCCAGCCACGCTCGCAGCCATGTCTGCGGAGCTGCGCGAGCGCGGCTGGCCGGACGATATCAAGATCGTCGTTGCCGAAGGCTTCACCGGCGCCGTCGTCGCGCGCAGGGAATGGGTTGACGGATCATGACGCAACCACATGACGAGACGATCATCCGTCACGCCATGGCGCCCAACGCTCAGGGGGTCACGGTCAAGAAGCTGGTCGGGTATGCGCAGGTCAAGGTGCTGGGTACCGACGAGCAGGGCCGCACGCAGATCGCCTGTCCGGCGTGCGGCGACACGGCGACGATCATGGATGACGGGCACGTGTTCTGTCCGACGCACGTGGCGCTGACGGTCGCGTTGTTCGACGGCATGCGCGGCGCCGTCCAGCAGGTGACGACATGACCACCACATCCATGCCGCTACACACGCCGTGGGCTGGCCGCGCCGCGACCGAGCGCGGAGGGGGTAAGCCCAGCGTCGGGCGCGTGCTCGGCGCGCTCGGTCGCAACCTGACAGCGCGCGCGCGCGTCTCGGCGCTGCCGAGCGCGCTGCTCGACGTGGGCGGGCTCGGCGCCATCACCTACGGTGCCGGACTCTGGACCCCGATAGCTGGGTGGATCATCGGAGGATTGTCTGCCATCGTCCTGAGCGCGAGACTGAGCGCATGAGTGCGCTGATCGGTCCCCTGGTCGTACCGATCGACGCCGCGTCGAGCAGCAACGTCAGGAACCCGGTCAGCTACGTCTCGCGCGGCACGCTGCCTGGCTACCCATGGACTCGTCGCGACGACGCCGCCGCGCAGATGGCCACCATGGGCGCGGTCGGCACGGTGTTCGCCATCGTCAACCGCACCAGCACCAGCGTGGCGAAGGTCAAGTGGAAGCTCTGGCGCAAGGCCAAGAGCGGGCTGGATGAGGACCGGATCGAGGTCATCGCACACGCCGCGCTCGACATCTGGACCAAGCCCAACCGGTTCTTCACCGGGCAGGAACTGCGCGAGACGGTACAGCAGCACATCGACCTGACCGGTGAAGGCTGGTTCGTGATCGCCCGCTCGCGCGGGCTGCCGGTCGAGCTGTGGCCGGTGCGTCCCGACCGGATGGAACCGGTGCCGGACGCTGACCACTTCATCCGGGGCTACATCTACACAGGTCCGGCCGGCGAGCGCGTGCCGCTGGAAACCCAAGACGTGATCTTCATTCGGATGCCCAACCCGCTCAACATGTACAGGGGCATGGGACCGGTGCAATCGATCTTGACCGACATCCAGTCGACCGAGCTGGCCGCCACCTGGAATCGGAATTTCTTCTACAATTCGGCTGAACCGGGCGGCATCGTTGAGGTTGAGAAGCGCCTGAGCGATGACGAGTGGAATGAGATGGTGACCCGCTGGCGCGAGCAGCACCAGGGCATCGCCAACGCGCACCGGGTGGCCATCCTCGAAGCCGGCAAGTGGGTCGACCGTAAGTACACGATGCGTGACATGCAGTTCACGGAGCTGCGCGGCGTGTCACGGGAGATCATTCGCGAGGCGTTCGGGATCAACAAGTTCAAGCTGGGCCTGGTCGATGACGTGAACCGCGCCAGCGCCGAGGCGGCTAACGTCCAGTTTACGCAGGATCTGACCATCCCACGGCTCGACCGGATCAAGGGCGCGCTCAACAACGACTTCCTGCCGCTGTTCGGCGCGGCGGCAGCCAAGGGGCTGGAGTTCGACTACGAGGACCCGACCCCGCCGGACGCCGAGGCGCGCGACCGCGAGCGCGGGTCGAAGGTCAGCGCGCTGGTGCAGATGGTGCGTGCCGGCTTCGACAACAAAGCAGCCAGCGAGTGGCTGGGCGTACCCGAGATCAAGTACGACCCGCCCGAGGTGGCGACCGGTGCCGGCGGCGCGCTGCCCGGCCAGAAGCATCTTGAGCCAGGCCCGAAGCCGGAGAACAGCGCGTTGAGCTGGGCGGCATGGTCGCGCCTGGTCGGCACGCTCGGCATCGAGCTGACCGAACAGCGGGTGCGTGACCTGCCGATGATGCTCGCGCCCGAAGATATCGACCTGACGCAGGTCGAGCAGGACTATCAAGACCAGCTCGACACCACGCTCGCCCAGTACCGAGAGCAGCAGGAAGATCAAGAGGACTCGCTGCGCGACCAGATCGCGGCGGCTGTCGTGGGCGGCACCGTCGCCGGCTTGGCCGCGCTCACCGTAGACACCAGCGCCGCCGCGACGCTGCTCACCAGCGCACTGGTGGCGATGGCCGGCACGGCGGCGACCACCTTCGCAGCCGAGACGGGAGCAGGGGTAAGCGCGGCGGTCATCCATCCGGTAGCGCTGGCGCCCATCGCCGCCGCGACGGCGGCGCTGCTCGGCGCCGCGCTCGCACAGGCCGCCGGGCGCGAGGCGCTGCGCCGCTTCACGCCGGCC